CAAACAGAAGGGGTACAGGAAGAAGTCATCTGTGTTACCCAATGCATACGGGCAGTGGAAATAACAGGCCGCCTGAGTAAAGTTGGGCACAACGTATTTGAAATCGGATACATCCGTGCCGTTGATCTGGAGCTTGACCTTGTTTGTGTCGGTGAAAAAGCTAGCAGCATTCACATTGCTTGCGGCGATAAACTTCACTGGGTGGTTGAAGTTTAGATCCTGTACCTTAGTACCTGAAGCGATAGCCTTCTGCACTTGATACATGAGCATGTTCATTGGTCTGTTAGCAAGAAGTTCACGCTCTGAGTTGTCAAGGTAAATGTAACTGGCCATGCATTGGAAAGTGTAGTTACTAATGTTGGTACCCCAACGGATACGGATCTCTACATCGTGGTAGCTCAGAGCCACCAGAGGGAGGGCTGACTGCCAGTTTTCGAAGAAGGAAAATCGAAGAGGGTAAAAGTATGAGGGAGTTCCTTGACCATTGTGAAGAGAACCACCCGCACTTCTGGCCAGGTTCTGAGCCAGTGTGTCCACCGCCAGGTTCTCTGAGAATAGGGAAGTTTGGGTGTCAACCACCTGACCACCAATGAGAAGTTCAATTTCATCTATGGCATCACGCCACTGATCCGAGGTGAGTTCCTGTGAACCACCTGTCGTGTGAGCAGTAAGGTACACATATGACAAAAGGTCACCCTTACGCTCGAAACGAACCGTGGACATGCCGTTGTTGGTGGGGTTTCCCTGGATAACCTGACGCTCCACAGTGTGGGAGAAGTTCGTGTGACGCTTGTAGTTTGAACGGAAGAATGAAATTTCAGGGTTACCCACCAAGTGAGCATCCTGAGCACCTATGGCAACAAGTTGGGCGATACCACCAGACATCTTTTATTATTACAATATAATATTTTTATTGTCCAACTACACATATTTGTCCCGTTTGAACATTACAATAGAGCAATCCATAATTAAATCCGTTGATTGATATAACATTAGAAGTCGTTCCTCCACTGGTTATATTAAACGAATGAATAGGGTTTATGTAGGTATTTGACGTGTGTGTTCCATATAATTCGGTTCCGGATGCGTTCAAGACAATTGAATTGGAAAGTGCGTTTGAGTAGGCTCCGATGGCAATTGAATTTGAACCTTGAGAAGAATAACCCGCCTCATGACCTATAGCAACTGCATATGTGTTTTGATTACTATAACCTGCCCGAAAACCCATAGCAACTGAAGATTCTCTTTGAGAACTTTCACCCGCTTGCATACCTATAGCAACTGATTGTGAACCTTGAGAACTTGCACCCGCAGTGTTACCTATAGCAACTGAAGATGAACCTTGAGATTTCCAACCCGAAAAGAAACCTATAGAAACTGCAGATGGTTTTTGAGAACTTCCACCTGCATTAAGACCTATAGCAACTGATTGTGAACCTTGAGAAGTTTGACCCGCCTCAAGACCTATAGCAACCGTTGCGTAACCTTGAACATTAGAACCAGCAAAGGACCCTATAGCAACTGCCTGTATTTTTTGGTTCTCTCTACCTGCTTCCGTACCTATGGCAATAGAACTAATACTTTGTGCATTTTGACCGGCAAGAAAACCCATAGCAACCGAAACCACATTTTGTCCATTTGCACCCGCCTCATGACCTATAGCAATTGATCTTGAACCTTGAGAAGAATAACCCGCAGAGTTACCTATAGCAACTGCATATGTGTTTTGATTACTATAACCGGCAAAGTAACCCATAGCAATTGATTCTGAACCTTGAGATTTCCAACCTGCAAAATGACCTATAGCAACTGAGTTTGTTTTTTGATCCGAAAAACCGGCTTGACGACCTATGGCAATAGAATAATCACTTTGTATATCCCGACCCGCATTAACACCTATAGCAATTGATTGTACACCTTGAGAAGAATAACCCGCAGAGGGACCTATAGCAACTGATTCTGAACCTTGAGAGTTCCAACCCGAAAAGTAACCTAAAGCAACTGAAGATGAACCTTGAGAACTGTTACCGGCACTTTCACCTATAGCAACCGCAGATGAACCTTGAGAAGATCGACCCGCAGAGGAACCTATAGCAACTGAATATGTGTTTTGATCCGAATAACCGGCTTGACGACCTATAGCAATAGACTGAATACCCTGACTTGTACGACCCGCATCAAGACCAATTGCAATTGCATTAAGTTCCTGATATTCATATCCTGCATTGCCACCTATAGCAATTGAATTTGAACCTTGGGCAGTGTTACCCGCAGAGGAACCTATAGCAACTGCATATGCGTTTTGATTATTATAACCTGCCTCTTTACCTATAGCAACCGCATATGAACCTTGAAAACTTTCACCCGCATTGTTACCTATAGAAACTGAAAATGAATTTTGAGAAGTTTTGCCAGCGGCAGCTCCTATGGCCACTGAAGAAGAACGTTGATTACAATTGCCAGAATTTTGACCTATGGCAATTGCACCTGTTTCTTGATTAGACTCACCTGCCTTATTACCTATGGCAACCGATCCATTTGATTGAGAAGTCTTACCCGCAACGTTACCTATAGCAACTGAATTTGCACGTTGAGAACATTGACCCGCAGTATTACCTATAGCAACTGAAGAGGCAGCTTGAGTATTATAACCCGCCTGATTACCTATAGCAACTGAAAATTCTCTTTGGGCTATTCTACCCGCGTCATTACCTATAGCAACTGCATTTGATTGTTGACTACCTATACCCGCTTGATAACCCACCCTGATTGAACTAGTGGATAAATCAGATGATACATGTATATCATTATTATAATTAACCTCTGGTACTGTTATTGTGTTTGTTGTAGTTGAACCAACATCGGTAACCTGTTGGAGATTTAAACTACTAATTTGACTCTGTAAATTATCATCTGCATCAGATCTGATGGATGCTTCTGCAGATATCAAACCTTCTAAAGTATTCACAGTTGTTGCAGTCTGTTTAATCTGACCATTTGAATCATATTCCATAATGTTACCATTTCCATCTCCAATAGCAACCGGATTCACAAAGAAACCATTGCTTCCAGTGGGAAAAAAGTCGATTCCGGATGCGTTCAAGACAATTGATTTGTCACGCGCGTTTGAGTAGGCTCCGATTGCAATTGAAAATGAACCTTGCGAATTTGGACCCGAACGATTACCTATAGCAATTGCACTTGTTCCTTGATTAGACTCACCCGCATATTCACCTATAGCAACTGAAAAGGAACCTTGAGAAGTTCCACCCGCGACATTACCTATAGCAACTGAAGATTGATACTGATAATTTAGACCCGCGTCATTACCTATAGCAACTGAAGATGAACCTTGAGAATTCTTGCCAGCGGAAGGTCCTATAGCAATTGCACTTGTTCCTTGATTAAACTCACCCGCATAGTAACCCATCTTGATTGAACTAGTGGATAAATCAGATGATACATGAATATTATTAGTATAATTAACCTCTGGTACTGTTATTGTGTTTGTTGTAGTTGAACCAAGATCGGTAACCTCTTGGAGATTACCACCACCTGAAATAGTCCCCACATCTATAATTTCACCAGTGGATTTGTTCCATGCCAACATGTTAGATGTTTCTGTACCAAATCTAATTGGTTTAACATAGAAGGCATCAGTTCCTGTTGGATGGAAGTCGGTTCCAGATGCGTTCAAGACAATTGAATTTTCACCGGCACTAGAAAGTGCGCCTATACTAATAGAAGTGCCACGATCTATAGTATTTAGTTTCTTGACCATTTTATTAGTATATTGTGAAAAAAAAATAAGAATAAATACAATTTATTTAGTTTGCGTACATCAAACCACCCATACCATTTTCAATTCTAAGAATGTTGTAGTTCACAGCATATATTGGATCATCTATGGTATTTGTTTCACTTAGAATACGTGCAGAATCCAATCTGCTAAAGTTGAGGGTTCCTGATGGTTGGAGGTTGGCCGTGTTCAGACCGAAAGAGTACATGAATGTGTCTGGGGACGTGACATAGTTGGTGTGGTAATAGGCTGGTACATCCACAAAGTGGGGTTTAGCAAATTTAAAGTCGCAAATTTCGACACCATTAATCTGAATCTTAATCTTGTTTGACACAGATGTCAGTGAATTATTTGGTGTGGTGTTGCTACTGGCCAAGAATTTCACTGGGTGATTGAATGTAAGATCTTGAATTTTTGATCCAGAAGGTTCGTTTTTCTGAACCTGAAAAATGAGCATATTCATGGGTTTTTCAGAGAACATGACTCTTTCCTTATTATCCAAATAAATGTAATTAGCCCAGACCTTCCAGCGATAGTTTTCGGCTTGTGCACCCCAAGTGATTCTTATTTCTACGTCGTGATAGTTAAGAGCCACCAAAGGGAGAGCGGATTGCCAATTTTCACAAAAGAAAAACCGAAGAGGGTAAAAATAGGTAACCAACCCACCAGAACCAGGGTGGGGACCATTAGAACTCTTAGAAACATTTTGGGCAAGCGAATCAATGGCTATGCGTTCGGTGAACAACGTATCTTGTTCATCTACAACTTGTCCACCTATTAAAAGCTCAACCTTATCAATTACACTTTCCCAATCAGTAATGATAGATGACTGAGAACCATCGTCTGCTGTGAGGTACACATAGGACAGAAGGTCACCTTTACGCTCGAAGCGAACCGTGGACATACCATTGTTACTGGGATTTCCCTTAATAACCTGTTGATCAACAGTGTGAGAAAAGTTTGTATGTCTAGCATATATTGTTTTGAAATAGGATACTTCTGGATCTCCAACCAAATGAGTATCTTGAGCTCCTATAGCAACAAGTTGGGCTATACCACCGGACATTATATTATATTAAAACTATAAATTTTTTCTTAAAGTGTGAAACCTAAGCATAAAAGAATTGTCTTCCAGACCGTTGAAACTTAGTAATCTACCTCTACGATCAACCCACTCAACTGTGAGACGGTCTAATTTCCTGATAGGATTCACATAATCCACACAGAAATCATAGTCTGAGGTCTTTTTGAAATGTTTGATGGCTCCAGCTGTCACATCCATTGGTATCAACCCAAATGTTCTGGATACATTTTGTCCAGTGTAGGTGTTGCCGGTTATGGCGAGGGCATCTTCATTGAACATGGTTCTGAGTTCGTGAATGTCCAAAAAGACACCTTCATTGGGTGCTAGATTTACAATCACATTTGACTGTAACCAGTTTCTACTAACGTATCTGGCATGATTTGCGTAAAGTGGCATGTTAGGGCTGCTCGGTGTAACAGGTGGATTACTCGGTATGGCACCAGTTGGTACAAACCCCATCATGGTTCTAAGTTCATCTGTCAATATTGTAACGGAAAATGTACTGCTAGGATGAACAAAAAGGAATTTACCAAATGGTTGAATATACTGAACACTTACACCTGTTGTTATATTTATTGTTTGTGTTATTTCGGTTGCTAATGTAGAGGCATTATAGAAACCTGGTGTAAGAGAAAATGTATTTATCACACCACCAACATCTATTGTCAAAACATTAGAACCTTCTGTCAAGTTATAAAGGACATTTGGGACAGATGCGTACAGGAGTTCCACTTTGTGAATGTCCTTTATAGGTTGTGTAAGATGTAGTGTATAGGAATTACCATAAGGGTACCTTACCTTATCTCTATTCTCAGAGGAAACAAAAACCTGTCTAACTTCCATTATATTAATATTTAATAGTTTTTTTTAACGATCCATTAACGAGCCACCAATCCCATCGGTGATCGTGTAACCCTCAGCCTGCTCAGCCACCCACTCCTGGGCACCGCAGATTCCACCTGGGGTTAAATCCTTGGTGTAGTAGCTGCCGCTCTTGGTGGGACCAGGGACACATGAGAGGTCATACTTCAGGTCAAAAATAGACTTATCTGCACCCTTGGACTTATTGATATTCACCATACGAGGGGTCAGAACATAGGTACTCTTGGTACCACCACAGTTCATGAACATTAAGATAACAAGAAGAGCCAGAATGAGGCTGAAAAGACCTGGGGGAAATATTGG